TTAGTTGATATCTCAAACTGCTCACTACTTCCTGAGGTAAGAAATCTGTTGTTGAATTGAAGATCTGTAAAAATCTTCATTTCAAAGGCAGAATAAGATACCCCATTTGATATGAATGAAAGTGACGGATCAGAAAGGTCAAATTTTAAAATATTATTTCTACTTACCTCTACAAATGGATTGATTCTAGATAGAGTTCCATCAGAAGTTGAGTTTATATCTACAAATTTAGGATTAATAGATTTAAGTTCATTTTTCTCACCTAAAAGTTTAATCTTATTAGAAGTATAGATGTAAACATAATACATTCCATTATCTGTAAGACCACTTGCTGGAGAGGAAGCAGTATATATTACTTTATCCCCAGTTTTAAATGGAATACTTGAGAATTTAATTGAATTCTCGTCAACATCTATGTCAGCAGCAATAAAGTCTGTAGGATCAAATACGATTCTTCTATTATAGTCACTATACTTAACAACAACATCAATCTGATTGGTAGGTCTAAGATCAAAGAATATCTTGTTCTTATATGCAAGACCATGAGTGCCTGCTGTAGATACTGTAACTATGTTCTTAGATACATTACCCTTTACAACATTGACCTTATCGGTATGGAAACTGTGATTGGTTCCAGTTCCTATTCCTGTAAAATATAAAAGACTAGTTGAAGTGTTTACACCAACATATGTCCCAGTTGAACCTAATCCTACTTTATTGGAACTAACTCCAACATACCTATTATTAAGTGGAACTGCGTACAACTTATTATATGAAGATAAGTTAGTATATGCTACTCCTACTAATCCACTCCATACTTGAATAGATGTTCCATCATTTGGATTGTATTTGATTATTTCATTTATTTTTAGACCGTGATTTGGAAGATAGATGTTCCTTGGTTCGACAAATATCTGAGTGATTCCTGCTCCAGGATTTACGATTGATAAAGTATTACCAATACCTACTGTTCCTACACCAATAGATTCTGAGGGTTCAAAATATATTTTCTTATTAAGTGTTAATGTTTGAGTAGTTTTAGCCAAACCAACTTTAATAGCAAATCTTCTTGAATCGTCTTCAATTAAACTAGAAACAGTATGTGCAATAGCAACTGTACTGTTAACTGCTCTCTCTACTCTCAATCTGCCGGGTTCAATTTTAAGAACTTTAACTTTTTCTGTTCCTATCTCGAATATATCATCTACCATGACAGTAGGGTAACTTAAATTGCCGGATACCGAAATATACGTGTGAATACCTGTAGATCCTTGAAGTCCTACTTCCTGTGCTAAGGAAAGTCTAGATGTAGTAACTCCAATGGTAAAGTTGCCATCCAATCCGTCAAAGTAACGCGAGAGTCCATTGACATTAATGATGTCTTTATCATTAAATCCATGTGGTGTGGATGATACTCCTAAAAACTGATTATTAGAACTTTGAGGAACAAACTCAACTTCACTAACTTGTGTTGTAGCAATACTTACGGTATTAATTTTTCTGCCAGATATTCTATCAACAGAAGCACGAGCATTCTTACCAAATTCTAAAACATCAAAAATAATCTTATCATTTACTTTATAGTTATCTCCACCAGTGGTTATTCCAATGGATTCAACATTACCAGATTTTGCTGCAGTAATATTAATTTCTTGAGGTTTATCCTTACTTGAATTTAAAATATAGTCATAAGAACTATATTGATCATTTAATCTGTATGGAGTTGTATTCCTTAACCAATTGTTAGATTTTAGATCATAATCAGATTGATTAGATGACTTTAAAAAATTAAAAGAGTTTGGTTTTGATTTGAAAGTTGGCCCAATAATATATGGAAAAGCAGGTCTTTTGAAGTTGTCAAAAGGTCCAGTGTTATCAATATTTGCGTTTATTGTAGCAAAATATGCATAAGTTCCATTTGGATAATCTGGAGTAACACATATCCTTCCATTGTGCTCATCTAAATCACCAGAACCAGTAAATTGATAATCCTCAACAAAAAATCCTTCACCGAATGACGATAGGGGAGGTCTTTGGGATTGTTGAGTTACCAGTTCATATGAAGATTTAATTCGTGTTACTGTTCCCCCAAACGCATTTGTGTATCCATATGGTCCATAAATTGGATTCCCATCATATGCCCAACCAATAATTGGAGAATGATCTATAGAATCAATCTCAATACCATTATCTAAGATTAGATCTGTGCTTCCATAGATTTTATTTCCATTAGAATCAACTGAATATAAAGATTCTCTTAGTTTTCTTGGCGCATACGCATGAGTATATTGAAGAGAGTTATCTCTTGTATTTCGCACCACAAATCCATCATCATCTTTTATATTGATAAAATCATTAGCAAAAACATCAATTATCCATTGTTGGATATTTGCTTTAATTGAACAATCGTTTCCAGATTTAACTATTGTTAATAAAATATTACCTTGACTATATCCTGCCCCACCGTTTATAATTTTTACTTCTGTAATTTTACCATTTACAATAATAGGGGTTAGTTTAGAGTAATTGCCAGGCCCAGTCAAAACTAAATCTGGAGTAGAGTTATATCCCGATCCACCCGATTGTACAATAACATCAATAATTTGACCATTAGAAACAACAGGGAACAACTGTGCTTCCGAACCACTGACTAAACTTATATTAGGTTGCCTATTAAAATTGATCGTAGTAGAGGCACCATATCCAACTCCTCCAGAAGTAGTATCAATAGATTCAATACTTCCTCTGAATACCGGTTGGATTTTACAGTTAAAATCTTGATTTGTTAATGTATTGACTCCAATAGTTCCACTAATAGTAACTGAGATTGGTTCGTAGTTAAATGATCCATTTCCATTAGAAGTAATATTGGCATATATTTTATTACTATAATAGTAGTCCTTAGCAATACTTCCTGTTCCTATACCCGATAGTAAAAACTTATTATCATCTACTTTAGTTACATAATAATCAGTATTAGAAGAAATGCCACTCACTGCGGATGAACCTGGAGTATATCTAATAATATCACCCTCCATGTATCCATGGTTCGTAATTACAAAGTTATCAGTGGACGTATTAATTCCAGTAGAAGGTATCGTTCGCTTTTGATTCTTATATCCAAATCCAGAATTTGTTACTACAATATCAGTTACTATTCTTTTTCTTTCTAATGTCTCAAGAGATTGTGTATCTTTCCCTTTTGAAAGTATCGTTACGGTATTAATGCCTGATTTAGATTCAGACAAAGTATTGTGGAGTTTAACTGTATACGCATCAACTACATTTGCATAGTATACTGAGTTAGTAGACAATCCTAAAATTGTGTTTGATCCTCCAGTTTTGTATACTAACTTCTCAAAATCTCTAAACTTGTGAAAGGTCGAGAAACCTATAGTGCTATTAGATGTATTAACATTACTACTTCCAGCACCAGCATTGAAAGTAACTATGTGGGAAACAGACGATACATTAACTTTAGCAGCAGCATCTTGTCCTCCCCCACCTTTGATTTCAATTATTGGTGTATCAATATAATCATATCCAGTATCAATTATATCAATTCTTTCTAAAGATCCATGAACCGAAACTTCACCAACAACACCAGATCCCTTAGTATCTGTAACCGATAATACTGGTGGGTTAACTACATCATATCCATATCCTTTGTCAACAACTTCAAAATTATAGATTTTTCCATGGTATACACTTTTAGAAGATTTAAAGTTAAGAATCTCAACTCCATTAATTAAGATGCCAGTAGGTCCTGGTTGTGTAAAAAATGTACCTGATTTATTATCTGGAGTCAGTACTTGACGTACAATGTGTTGTGGTAAGAGTTGTTTGCCATAGTTATTGTAAAGTATAACTTTATTATTTTCTACAGAACCTACGGGTATAATATACTTGTTAGAGAACAAATCAGACTTACTTTTAGCAAGTTGAACTTCTGTAGAATTGACTCTTTTAACAAAATAAATCAATTCATCTAAGTTAGAGAACTGACTTTTAGTTTTAGTAATAATTTGATTACCATCTGGAGTATAAGTAATCGTTTCTTTTATGCTGCTTTTATAAAAAATTGCATCTCCAGTATATAATCCATGATCTCCTGCTGATTGTAGTTTCAATACTCCCAATCCAGTTGCACTACCAGAGAAAGTGATTTCTCTATTATAAGGATTTAAAACTGTTTCAAGATATGACGGAATTGAATTACTAGCAATCAACAAGTCTCCATTAAATTTAGTATATACATTCTGAATATTGGAGTAATATTTTTGAATGATCGGATAGTTATTGGACAATCCCTTCAAAACAATATTTTTTAATTCATATCTTAATGAAAGTTCAGATGCTGGTATGCTTGATGATAACTTGACAGTAAATCCTTTATTGGTATTGATTGATGTGATGTTGCCTTCTCGTACAATCCCATTAGAACCAATAAGTCTTACCTTATATCCACTGTAAAAATAGTGATTAGAGTTTAACTCTATTTTGTAAATAGATTCACTTTCATCTATAAGAATAATTTCTTTAACGTTCCAGTTTGTTTTTATATTAAAGAACCAGTTGTTCTCTTTAAAATTAGATGAAGGATATCCTAATGTTTTAACACTAATACTATCTTCAGCATTTAAAGAAAAAGTATCATCAAAGACATTAAAATCTTTAAGGGCTCCAGTAATACGAACATTTATAATATCATCTATTCCTATTCCATTATAACTGTAAGCAAAATTATTTTCTACTACATTAGATGTATTTGAAATTTCAGTAGTTAAGGTTGTTATTCCAATAAATTGGTTGATTGATTTTGAAGTATATTGAACAACTACATCGTTATAGTCATTATCCTTCAGAATAATTTCTCCAGTACTACCAAAACTTACCGTGGAGTCAACATCAATAATAGTAGCACCAATACCTGCAGTGTTTACTAGTTGTGTCTTTGCTGCTGGTTCAAATGTGCTGTAAACTGTTCCAGTTACATCAATATCTCTTTGATATCCATAGTCAATAGAAACTTGATAATATTCACTTTTGATATTAAATGCTTCTTGATTGATACCTAGTGAAGCATAATCCCAATTTAATTTTTCTACATTGCAGACAGACCCTCTTGCTTTTGTAGAATCTTGATATATTGTACGCCCCTTTAAATTCAAAGGATCTCCAATATTTTTCTCAACTACCATATCAATGGTAACTCTATAATCTGCATCAGATGGTTTAAACAGATATTCACTTGGCCTTACAACTGAAGAGTCTTTTCCATACAATGCTCTGAAAAGAATCTCAATTGAATCATCTGTGCCTTTTGAATCATAGAAAGATTTAGATCCAAAGATGAAGTTTCTTTGATTGAGATCACTAACTGTTGCTCTATCTTCAAATCCAGGAATGACTTGGTTTTTAAGTTTTCTAAAAAACTCTTTTAGAAAACGAATACTTAAATTATAAACTACGGTGTCTTTGGTATGACTTGCTGCTAAGGTTTCTTTAAATACTAGTTCATCTGGGGTATTGGTCCCAGAGTAACTTGTAACGCCACTGAAACCCCGCACACACCCCTCAAACGAGGTATCTGTCTTATGGGTATAAGAAATTATTTCATCATCAATTAAAAGTAATCCATTTCTTTTTGGAAATCCTTCTGTGAAATTTCCATTAATATCAGCAGCGATAGATGTATCAACTGAATTAATATCCGATTGAAGGATAGTGGAATCTACTAATGCATAAAGTTCATCTACTTTGACATACTTATCAATATTTGTAATAAGATCGTATGTCCCACTTTTAAATTCTACTGAAAGATAATACTGTTTTAAAAACTCAACAAGCAGCGGGAAATCATCTCTCACATATGCAGGGACCTGAGATGCGATGATATCTTGAATATTGACTCTATCGATTGCCATTTCTTATTAGTAGCCAGGAGTTGATTGGGTATTATTGAAAGTAGATTGTGCGACTCTATTGGAATTTACCAATATTGTAGAACTTGTGTTGGAAGTAGAAGAAGATGTGGTTGAAGAGGATGAAGCGGATGAAGTTTCTGCTGCTATAAGTTGGGGTGTGCCGCGTACTAATGTATTTCCATCATAACTTGGACTTACAATGTAGTTGCTTCCAGAGATATCATCACCAGAATCTATTTTATCTACAACACTATTTACCGTAGTATAATTAAGGTCTAATTGCAGATATAGATCTTGAAGACCAATAACATCATTTGAATAAGGAATAGCAGATACTTCGATAATAGGAACTTTATTCCTAGTAATACTTGCCGAAACAAATTTTATTGGATTTAATTTAATCTCACCATGGATATAATCTACAATACCAACATTCTGTTTTACAATTATTGCTTCTTTTGGTGATATTAATTTGAAGAAGAATAGTTTACCAGTCTTTAATCCCATATTTGGAATGTCTCCAAGATATAATGTATCAGAGATCCCACTGATTTTAAAACCTGACGATCTTACATTGAACCCTTTGTTCTCAGCATCGGATAGATTTGTACCACATTTATCTGTGGAAGAGTTCTTAACTTGGAATCTGTTACCATAACATAATTCATACTGACCAAACTTATTAATTACAGGTTCTAAGTCTCTTCTTATCTGTACATTTGAGATATTAGAAGTCGCCGCAATGTTACTATTATCAATTAGAGTTTGATACTTACTATACTTAAATCTTGCTCCAAACTTATTCAATGCAGAAGAAGATGAATATTCAGTAATTGATGCTAAAACATCTGCCTTAACTACACTTCCACTTTGTACCTTATTCGTATTATAGTATACATTAGCATCAGTCTCAATATACAGATAGTTTAAATCAATTAACTGAACTTGAATACCAGCAACTTTATATCGATTTATTTTTTCAATTAGAAAATCTTTCAGACAAGTAGATAAAAAGACTCCATTAACAGGTTTAATACTAACAAATACTTTTCCATATTGTGGAGGACTTAAATCTTCTCCACCATATGCTGATACAGACTCTGCTTCAGGATATATGTTAGGAATCAATGCCTCGTAGTCTGATGCTGTGACAGCACGGTTCTGAGATGCGTAAATTTGTGGAGCATATCTTTTGATTGAATCCACAGATTCTATTTGAGAACCAAGTTGAGATGAACCATCAGTAACTATTGCTGTAATAGCAGTCGTAATGGGAGTTCCGTTATTTTCTATTAACTCTCCGCTGAAAGTGAATGAATCAATTCCATTTGCTGCAGCACCTGCAGATATCACATATCCAACTTTTACGACATTTGGTTCTTCTAACTTTTTACCAAATACTCCATCACCAAATAGAAGTTCATATTTTTCGTTTGGTATCTCTTGTAAGAAGTAAACACGAGAATCTGACTTAATATCAATCAATCCACTATATTGGGTATAAGTGGTTTTAATGTTCGATGTAGACGATTCTAGAACCTCTACAGTGATTAATGATGTGTCTATTCCTGTATTTGGTAATATAATTTTTTGATTCGGAGTTCTGGAACTTATTGGAAACTGTGCCTCAATAAAAGTTCCTTCGTATATCGTAATATCATAAAAACGTGCTATGCCATCTGAGTCAACGGTTTTTACAATATCTTTAGGAATTGAAAATGTATAATCTTGTGCCCCAAATTGTTGAGCTGAAATCGCAACAAGACCCTTCTTTAGAGTTACACTTGATGATGTAGTAGTTGATACATCAACTTCAAAAGAAATAACCGATCTTGATGAGGTACGTGATCTAGGCACATAACCAATATTCCTTGCTAGTGACACTACATTCTCTCGTAGTGTTGCACTATCAATGAATACTTCATTCGTTACCATATTGGCATTGTATGAAGTAATGTATGTGTTATATGCTAACGCATCAATAACTGTCGAGAGGTTTGACCCCTCAAAATCGTAATCGGTGAAGTTAGAGTTTGCACGGAGGTAATCCTTTATGGAAACCTTTATCTGCTCAAAATCTAGATTGCTGAAATTTACTAAAGGCATTTTACCTAGTGGGTTCTAATGCAACGGAGAGTTCTTGTGCCGGTACATCTATACCAACAATGATATATTGTATCTTACAATCAAAACGATACTTATCAGGATCTGCTTTGACTTTGACATCAATGAGTTCTACTCTTGGTTCAAACAACTCAATAGTATCTACAATTTCAGTTTGAATTGATGATGCTGTACGTGAATCAATCTGCCCAAAGAGTAGATTGCTTATGTTTGAACCTAAAGCAGGATTAAATGGTTTCTCACCAGGTATTGTAAGAAGCAAGTTACGAATAGAACGAGCAATAGCATTCTCATTCGTCAGTTCAATCAAATCTCTTTTAAGAGGATTGATTTTAAATGACGCACTCAAATCTTTAAATGCTTTACTGTTCCTTTGGACTGGCAAAATAATACAAGAATTCTACCTTATTTAGACGCTTAATCCTCAGTTAATGTTACTGGTTTAGAACCACAAGTACACTGATGATCAGGGTCAGAACAATCAGTTGTTTCAAAAAGTCCGTCTTCATTAATTTTCTTAAGTTGTCTAGGAGTTTGCTCATCATTTGCAATCTCCCTTAAAAAGTTATTCTCAGGCATCGTTGTTTCCTCTCTTAATGTCTTGTTGTGTTTTCCAGAAGTATGACTCCTGATCTCCCAGTCCCATACGATCATAACCATTTTCAACCTGATAATATTCAGTAGAGACTTTAAAGTCAGGTTTCTTTGGTTCTGCTGGCGTAAGACTATTATCATATATTCTCATCCTATTATTAGGATACAAAGCATATTGTCCATTTGCTAGTTCTATTAGGTTATGAGACTTATGCTCTGATGGATTCTCACTGGTTGCATAATCAACTGTATCAGGGTCTTGATGATAGTTATCTAGAGTACACACGTATGTACCTTTAACGGTCCCGTGGTCTCTTGTATACAGTTCATAGTCCATAGACCCTATAAACTGTTTTTGAATCGCTACAACACCATAATCCATACAGTTCCAAAACTGTAGATTCTGTAGATTCATATCGGGGTCGGGTTTTTTTGGTTCCGATAAGAACGCACTAATTGGTAACTTATCATACATTGCACCATATTCTGGTAGATAAGTCTCAAAATAAAACGCACGACCAGGTATGCTTTTACATGATACCCAAACACCTTTTACATATTCGCCCCATCCACTTGTATGATCAGTTAAGTATTCTTTACGAACCCATACTTCTACTGATGGTAGGTTAGCAATCAAACAAGCCATAGTATACTTTAAATATTACACATATGTATCTAGACAAAAAAAGAGACCCGAAGGTCTCTTTATCATATTATCGTCCTTGACCACGATAACGCTTTGGTTTCCCATTACGACTCGTAGCAGTATACTTTGTATGCTTTCCTGTTCCTTGTCGAGTTCTCTTAGGTTGAGACTCAATCATTGTTTGTCCCAATAGAGACTTTCTAATCTTTGCCATAACTTAAATGCTCCTATTAATATAAAATGAACTCTTAGATTACCCGCATTTTTTCATGACCAACACGAATCCTTGGATCACACCAAATCTTAAACCCTGCCTCAATAGCATCTAAACAAAATGAGACATCCTCACCACACATATCTTGTACCGCACCAGATTCAAAGACTTGCATCTTTGGCGCAAACCATGGATATGTCATCTGTGGACTCTCAAAAACACCGTGCTTAATCATGACCCATCCGAATCCTGTATAATCTACAGTAAAAGGTTTACGCCGTTTTTGAATACCATCAACCATCTCATGATTCATAACTCCCCCATTGTTTCGGAAGTCATCCTCATCTAACCAGTGGGCTACTGATGTTGTGCGACCATCCTCTGTAGAATACCACCCAGATACAATCTCTCGATCTGTGCCGTCTTCAGTAATTGCCATATCGCATAACT